GTGTTGGTGCAGGAATCGTTTCCACTGAGCCGGAGATAGATGGTGTCGTAAGACGTATGCCAACTGTCGCTGTCGTAGACGGTACACTATATCCTAGTTTAGCATTAGAAACACTAAGAGTTATTGCAGGCGATCCTAACTTCCAAATCAAACTAAACGAGTTTGGTGTTGAAAAAATGCGTATTCCACAGTTTGGGCAAATACCAACTGACAGTGAAGGGCGTGTATGGATCGACTGGAGTCAACGTTCAAAACGTGTAAGTGTAGCAGACTTGCCAGATGACTTTGAAGGTGCAGTAGTTATCGTAGATGTTACAGCAGCAGGTATTGCAAACCCTGTTCCTACAGCAACAGGCGCACAGTTTGCAGGCACTACGCAAGCCGCACTACTAGGTACAATGTTTGCAGGTACAAACATACAGCGTCCTGATTGGGCACCTACAGCAGAGCTTGTAGCACTAGCAGTAGGTGGATTGTTGCTAATACTATTAAGCCGTTGGATGTGGGTAGGACTTGCTACAACTGTCGTAATGATAGGTGGTGTTGTGCCTTATTCGATACATATGTATTCAACAGAAAAGGTTTTATTAGATGTTACAGCACCTGTCATTACTTTGGTTATTATTGCGCTACAAGTTTATGGAATTAAGTTTGTACGTGAATTCCTTGAAAAACAAGCGATAAAGAAACAGTTTGCAGGATATGCTTCACCTACTGTTGTTAGACTACTACAAGAAAATCCTGCACTTATTAAAGATGGAATGAAGCGTAAGGTTAGTATTTGCTTTTCAGACTTGCGTGGCTTTACTCCGCTAGGCGAATCGTTTGGTGATGATGTAAAAGGACTTACTAAAATAATGAATGGCTATATGGACAGCATTACACAGCCTATACTTGACAGCGACGGAATGGTTATCAAGTATATTGGTGATGCAAGTATGCATGTTCATAATGCACCAACAGATGATCCTAATCACCCCGACACAGCAGTTCGTGTAGGATTACAAATGTTAAAAGCAGTGGAGAAGTTTAATGAAGATTTTGTCATACCTCAAGGAAGACCTCCCGTTGGTATGGGAGCTGGCATCAATACTGGATGGGGCTATCTTGGAGAAATGGGTAGCACCAAACGACATTCGTACGATGTACTTGGGGACGCAGTCAGCACAGCCGCAAGAATCGAATCAAAGTGTAAAGAGTACGGATGCTTGTTACTCGTTGGAGGAGACACTGTAGAGAAGTGTAAGGAAGATTGGTTCTTCCTAAAAGTAGACGACTTAGCAGTTAAAGGTAAAAGTGTCGGTATTCCTATCTACACAGTGTTAGACGTTAAGGGCACACCTGCACAATTAAAAAGTAAACAAATGCACGATCAGATGCACGAAGCATATAGAGCTCAAAAGTTTGATGAAGCAATTTATATTTGTGAAAGACTAAAAAGACACTTTGATGGTAAGATGGAACTATATTACAATATGTGGATTGAACGTTGTGAATTCCAAAAGACGCAAGACTTGCCTAAAGACTGGAACGGCGTATTTGTTGCTACAACTAAGTAGATTTAGACATTTCGTACTTGGCTAGTAATACACTTAGCTCATCTGTCTTACGCAGCCAACCATTTTCATCTACAACAAACACATCGCCTGGTTTGTATAACCAATGATCTTTGGGAGAACCATCTTTTTGTTTGCCCATTACTTCGCCATCCCATTCGCCTACAACTCGAAATGCTCTTCCGTGTAAATCAGCACTCTCAACTGTATAATCCATCCAAATCATTATATTTTCTCCACTGCTATTGCATTAGGATACGAAAGTGCAAATAGTGTACCTTGTTTAGTATTGGGAATCTCTACGTATATGTCACAACGACAATATATGTCACCTGGAAGTGTTTGACTATTACTACGTAATAGCTTCCATTCCCAATTATTGCTTTCTACTAATTTATATAATTCTGTACCAACTTCTCTCATAACCCACATAGGTTCTGTATGCGTGTCAACATGAGTCCATTTGTATTCGCATGATCCTAAAAAGTATCTCATATAGTACTTATAGGTAGAGGTGTAATAGTATGAATGAAATGAACGTTCCGCCGTATGCTATTAGTAAGAGCAACCACGGCGGCCTGCCGTTACTCTTACGTATTACTTTTTTTTAGGAGGTTCTTCTTTTTTAGGAGCAGCACCTGTTGAATCAAACACTTGACTGCGACTTTGATATTTGCTTACAATAGCATCTAATTCATCTATTTGATCTTTATCAAGATTTTTTTCTAATAAGTGTCTATGCTCTAACACCATTGAAAGTTTCATGTTCATGCGAATCATATCGTTGTCTAACATACGTACACGATCAACAAGTTTGATAAGAGTGCCCATAGTAGCACCAATAATAGGGTCGATAGTTTCTGTCACCCACTTCCAAATAAAGTAGATAAAATATCCCATGCCCAGTGCGGCTACTATAGGAAATCCTAAGTCTTTAATTGTTTGTGCTAGATTGACTTCTTCCATTTAGATTCCTAACCCAATTAAAAATCCAAATAGCATACCTAAGAAAAATATAGGTGTGCCGATGCTTAGAATAAATTTGTTGTCCTCTTTGGCCTGTGCATCTAGCCAAGCCTTGGTAGAATCATTCTGATTCTCGTACCATTTTTCCCATTTAGTCACGTCTTGCATCCTCCTTACCTTCATTCGCTGCAATACGATCTACATTAGGTTTAACACCTAAAGTGTAAGATAGCAGTGCATCGATCTTGACTAGATCGTTGTTCATGGTTTGAACACGGTTGTCTAGTTGTCCAATGATATTTTTGAGAGTAGTGACCGAACCAGTCACGCCTGCTAGTATAAATCTTAGTGTAAGGTAAACAAAATATCCTGCCGCTAATGCCCCTGCGATAGGAAATCCTACCTCACTTATGAGTGTTAGAAAATCCATGAGTTCCCTCTTTTGCCCTACTAGTATTTATATAAATATTGCTGAGGGGAAGTCTGTGAAATATTTTATAATAACACTATTAACATTTTTAATTTCTGCTTGTTCACCTAGTCTAGGTCTAGAACACAGTGACGAAAGTGTAACTCAAATACGTTTATCAACAACAAATCCTGCTTTTAAAGCAGCGCAATATCTAAACTATACAGAACGTACACATAGAACAGAACTACGTGAATACACAGGAGTAGATCCTGTGCGTACAGAATGGTGTGCAGCGTTTGTAAATGCTGTACTAGAAGAAAGCAAAATTGACAGCAACAATGATCATAGGTATCCATTAACTGCTAGAGCATTCTTAGATTGGGGGAGAAAAATAAACAAAGACAATATCCAACCAGGAGATGTTGTAGTGTTTCCTCGAGGCAATCAAGGCTGGCAAGGACATGTAGGATTTTATCTAAAAACCCAAACACTCAATGGTGTAGACTATTATCTTATACTAGGCGGAAATCAAAGCAATAAGGTAAGCATAGTTCCATATCGTGCTAGTCGTGCTTTAGGAATTCGTCGACAATCAACCATTTAAAAATCCTATTAGAATAATAGAAAAAAATAACTAAAAAACGCAGAAAATGCTTGACTTTTTTGTAAAAATCTGTATAATTAATAATGTGCAGAGTTAACCAACTCTAGCACCTTTTTTTGTCAAGTAACCTAGGAGACACACACTATGACTATCGAAGTAGGAATGAAAGTTCCAAATATCACCTTTATGTATCGCGAAGGCGATGAAGCACCAGAAGCAGGCGGTTGTCCTATCGATGGTGAATTTGTAGCAAAGACTACACAAGACTTGTTTGGCGGAAAGCGAGTAATTGTATTCTCCCTACCAGGAGCATATACACCTACTTGTTCAACTTACCAACTACCAGGTTTTGAAGAAGGTTATGAAGAGTTTAAATCACAGGGCATTGATGAAATTTATGTTTCATCAGTTAACGACGGTTTTGTGATGAATGCTTGGGCAGGAGTACTAGGTATTAAGAATGTTAAAGTTATTCCAGACGGTAACGGCGAGCTTGCTGAATCGTTTGGTCGTTTAGCAGACTTTAGTGCTGTTGGCTTTGGCAAGCGTTCAAAGCGTTTTGCTGTTATCCTAAATGACGGTGTTGTTGAGAAAGCATTTGTAGAACCAGATGCAACTGAAATGAACACTGATCCATATGGAGAGAGTGCGCCAGAAACTGTTATGGCATATCTAAAAGAAACAGTAGCAGCCTAATTAGAGGTTGACAAATGAAGTCCAGTCTGTTAATATAGTATTATGATTGAATACGAATATTACGACTGGACTTCTCTTATCGACGCTAATGCACGATCTAGAATGTGCAACGATATTGATTTAATAATTTCTCAGGGAAAGTTTTGGCACAACAGTCCTCCTTATCAAACAAACGTAAATATTTTTGGTACTGGTTATGATTACTGGAATAATCTAAAAATGAGTTTTATTTGGAGTTGTTTTGCTTTTATGAAACAAGATAAACAAATAAAGTCTATCAAAAGTTGGGGTTATAAAACTAATATCGATACACAAGAAGATCGTGACAACTATTGGCATCAACATCTTAGAGACAATAGCATTGTACTAAGCGGAGTTTACTATGTCAAAATGCCCGAAGGTTCTAACTTAGACACAAGTGGTACAGAGCTTGCTCACACTACACCAGAAGGCACTACAGAATATGTCCCAGCCAAGGAGGGACATTGGTTAATTTTTCCGGGAAAAACTTGGCATCGTCCGGGCATATTAGAAAGTAGCAATTGGCGCTACATTGTTGCAGCCGACATGGAGATATAAATGGCAACTTCAGAAGAAAAAACAGAACTAGTAGAAACACTCAAAGGCCCACGTTTCTATCGTATCCAACTTTGGGGATACGGCGGTGAAGCAGAGTACATGGATCTTACCAAAGAACAATATAATTTTTGGCAAAAACATATTGAAGAACACGGCGACGGTGACGCTGTACACTACTGCACTAGTGCAGAAGATGGAGAATTTGATTTTGATAACATTGATGAACTGCCAGAAGAAATGCAGTTTCTAAAAGTCAAAGGTGAAGACTACAGTTCGAGTTGGTATGAATCACCTACAGGCTTTACACATCAATGGGGCGTTGATTATAACAATGCTAACGTTACTATTGAAGAAGTTGACTCTGATGAGTATAGCGCAGGTGTAGTTGAAACTATTGTAGATGGTGAAGATCTAAATGGATGGGTAGAAGCCATCCAAGATGAAATGTATGAAAATCAAAGCGACAAACTTGGCACAGATGAATGGCATGATATCTGGGAAGCAGGAGTTGACGAAGGCGAAGACTCCCAAGGCGACTATGTAGCTCAAATGTGGAGTGCAGAGAAAGGTACATTCTTTGAAGGCATTATAGAAACTATAGGAGACTTTGATCCTAAGAAGTTAAAAATCTATACCAGTGAATATCTAAACGGTGATGATACTATTACAAGCATTGAGTATGACGGTAAAGATATTGATAATCAAGGCGGCGATACTAACGGAAAAGGTTATTCGTTTGCAGTTTGGAAGAATGTGTAGATATTTCTATAAAGTCAGACAAGAAATCAAAATGGTCAGCAAGTTGTGCAAATAAATCAGTATGCATAACTTCTGCCACCATTTCGTAAGAACCAATTCCTATTTTTTGAAAGTAACGACGATTCAAACCATGTTTCTTTCCATAGGTAGGAAACACACCTGTAACAAACAAACAAGTGTCGCCAAGTTCTTTAGCACTATAATCGGCAGGACGGCTAAGTTTTAGATATGCTTGTGCAAATGTTTCTTCAGGAAGAAAATCCGGGCGGTCAACATGATGCGCCAACAACATTACAACGTAAGCCTCAAGGTGTTCCGGTAATTCGTAACCCGTTTTGGCTTGCGTTTCTTTTACAACATTGTAAAATGCTAAACGATACGCATCATTCATATAAGTATTTAGTTAGGAGAAAAAGATGACTGAAAACAACAAAAATCTAGTTTATAAAGTAGAAGAAATTTTCCATGACATTCCAGGTGACCCTGATAATGTAAATATGACTATACCACCTGAAATTATGGAATCTCAGGGCTGGAAAGAAGGCGACACTATTAAAGTAGAAGTCGGCGACCAAGGTACAATTATCATCACAAAAGTTGACAAAGAAGAAAAGGAGTAACGTTGGCTAAAGACAAAGACCTCATAGAAGTGGAAGGAGAGGTGATCGATGTCCTTCCAAATCAAATGTTCAAAGTAAAGTTAGATAATAATCACGTTATCATAGCATATACAGGTGGCAAAATGCGCCAATTCAAAATACGCATGATCACCGGAGATCGAGTAAAAGTAGAGATGAGTCCTTATGATATCTCAAAAGGACGTATTACTTTCAGATTGTAATTCACCAAATTAGTTGACAATCCGTGGTTTTGACTGTATTATATATAGATACAGTAAGGAGATTCTTATGATTGTAACAGTTAAAGGCGGCACAGCACGGCAAAAACAGTATATCACAAGTGTGGTTCTTTTTTGCGCCAAAAAATTAATGCCACGGATGAAAGATCTAAACATCACTGTTAAATTAAAAGATCTTACAAAACAAAATGCATACGGATTTTGTATGTCAGACCCCGAAGGCGATGCAACACGTTCAGATCGTCCTCGAGAATTTGAATTAGAAATCCATTCTAAAATGAAACTTCGCAGAATACTTGAAACAGTGTGTCATGAAATGGTACATGCAAAACAGTACGCTCGCGGAGAACTTTATCAAGGTAGTCGTGTCGACAAACATCGTTGGCAAGGTAAGTGGTTAGCAAAGGATCCTGACTATTGGGATCAACCTTGGGAAATCGAAGCACACGGTAAAGAAATTGGTTTGTTTGTTCGCTGGGCAGAAAAAGAAGGCCTAGGCAATAAGAAGTGGACGCACGACGATTAAGTGTTAACAACGATTAAAAAAGTTGGTTGTTAACAGTATAATTAGATGCTACAGTGTGTTAGTATAAAACATAGTTGTTAAGCAAGAGGAGAAAACAACATGGCTAATAAACTAGAAAACCTAGATATTGAAATTGCACACTTTAATGCATTTAAAGAATATCTGCCTAAGTTTGACGCATTAGATCAATACACTGTTGAACTAATGTTAGATATGGGGATTGTTGAAGTTAGTTCTGCATTTGAACAAGCAATCGCAGAATACTCAGGAACCGAAGTTATCAGTAAAGACAACGCAGATCTTAGTTGCGGTTCAGACGCTAAACTTTCAACCGTACGAACAAGCGGCTACGGAAAAGTATATTCTGCTCCAGTATCAGGCATCCATAACAAAGATGGCGATTTACTAATTCAAATTTACGAACGCAAAAAGAATGTGTTCTATTGGCTCAGAATGCCTTACGAATCATACAAGCATATTCCAAAGACATCTAATATTGAGATTCCGTTCGAAATGGACGGTACTCCGCGACGTAGAAATAACTGTCGAATTAATCCATGGAACTATGAGTGCAAGTCATTTGAAGATATGTGCTTTAACAGTGCTGTTGCAGTACAACAGATTGAAATATTTAATAACCTATTCGAGGAACGTGCTAATGGATAGAATGTATTGCTATCTTTGGTCAGAAGCTGGACATAAAAAAGAATGTAAGTTTGGCGAGCGTTGGGTGTTTGACGGACAAGATCCAGAAGTAGAATGTCGTAAACGTATACGTGAATCAATGGGTGTGCGTAAGGACTTGTTTGATTCAGGAAATGTTATTATACACAAGATTTGGGACGTTAGTGACATTGCTAAAAAAGTAGATCGTTACTATCAGCGTTCACGCATGGACGATTACTTGCGTGAATTTATAGGACATCGCAAAGGTGTTACAGGCGAGATTCACTTGCTTGAAGGTGACGACATGATGGTACGTGTAAACAAGTTGTTACACAAAATGGGTCAGCCGTTAATTGAAGCAGGACTTAGCACAAAGCAATATCAAGTTGCTGAAGAAATTCTTACAGCAATTAAAAACGGTAGTCGTTGTATGCTTGCAGAATTATGCGCTCGCTTTGGTAAAACTATTTGGAGCGGAGCAGTATTTGCAGAAAGCGATGCACAAGTTGCAATCGTTGCAAGTTATGTTAAAACAGTGTTTACAAGTTTTGAAAAAGACTTGACGAGCTTTGAACAATTTGCAGATATTGTACATGTTGATACAGCAGATCCAAACTATCAATCTAAAATTGATGCGGCACTAAAAGACGGCAAACGTGTCATTGTCTATCTAAGTCTAGTAAACGGAGGCAAGCGACAAGAGCGTATTGATTATTTGTTTGGACTAGCACAACAAAAAATGTTAATCATTGATGAAGCTGATTTTGGCGCACATACTTTAAATCAAGTACAACCTTTGCTTGACATTGTAGACGAAACAACGTATACTATTATTATGACGGGTACAAATTCCGAGAGGGCTGCAAGCATTTGGCCTATTGATTATGTAACTAGTGTTACATATCCGGAGTTGTTAATGCAAAAGGCTATGACTAAAGATGCTGAAAAACTTTAAAATAGATACTACCAGGGACTTACTAGTCCCTGACTTTCAGTGTTATCAAATGGACATTCGTGGTCCTGTAAACGATGCACTAGAAGCAGGCGAACTTGAAGACTTACTTCCTAGTTGGTCAAAGTACGGTGAGAATCCTGCTAAAGCAAAAGGGTTCTTCACACGTATGCTTGAAGCAGTATTTTTAGGACAAGGCAGTTATGACGAACTAAACGTAGATTATCAAATTGGTGATATTCCTAGTCGTCGTGTAGCAATGATGTTTATTAGTGCAAAAGATAATAAGTCATTAAACATGAGTGCTAAGATTGCAGAACAAACATTGCCTGGTTATGATGTTATTGCACTAAACGGTCATGTGTTTCATAATGGTAAACGTATTAGCAATCGTAACGCAGAAAAAACTGTAAAAGAAATACTAGAGCGTGGCAACAACGTTCTTATCCTTTCACGTGATATGGCAGCACGTTCATTTAGTATTCCTGAAATTACAGAATTATATCTTGCATACGATAAAGGACAAAACGGTACCACAATTCAAAAGATGTCACGTACACTTACACCTGGCGAGTTAACTAAGATTGGACGTATTTTTAGTTTGAGCTTTGACCCTAATCGTGATGATAAGTTTGATGCAATGCTAGTTGAAACTGCACTAAACTATAAAAAGCGTAACAACACAAAGAGCCTGAGCGAAGCACTTAGAGATGTATTGCGTACTATTGATATTTTCAAATGTAGTTCTAATGGTGCTATTAAACTAGACATTGACACATACTTAGAAGTGGCACTTGCACGTAAAGGTATTAGTCGTGTGTTTGGCAAGATTGCAGATACTTCTCTAATGGATCGAGATGCATTAGAAGCACTTGCAAATGGCAATGCAGATTACTTTAGAAATCAAAAGCAGGATGAAACTGCAAAAGGCAAAACAAAAGAAAGCGGTGACGGAAAAGGAACTAGCGGTTCTTCAGATAATAAAGCAGATAAGAAGTTAGAGCAGAAGGTACGTGAAGTACTTACTGCTATTATCGAAAATTTGGATATTGTTATTCTTGGCACTAATAACAAGATCCTAGCAGACGCTATGCAGACTATTATTGAAGATGAAGAAATGCGTGAGTGTGTTGAAGATCAGTTTGGTCTTGACGCAGATATTATTAACTACTTGTTTGAAAATGATATCATCAAACAAGAATGGGCGGAGTTAATGTACGACGATGTTACCACTACTGAAGATTAATACGTTTCCTCTTATTGAAGAGATTTTAAATCGTATACCAGAACACGTATGGACTAGCGATAGCACAACTTTCTTTGATCCCTCTATTACGGGTGGCCAAGTTGTAAGTAGTATTGAAAAGAAACTTCGAGCATACGGTCACAGTGATGAAAACATTTCTAAACGTGTGTTTGGAATCGAAAAGAATAAGATGTTTGTTAACTACGCAGTTAATAAATTTAATTTAGTAGGCACATACTACAAAGATGAGTTCGAACAACAAGATACACAGTATGATGTAATTGTAAGTAATCCGGCTCATAACCACCAAGGCAAATCTAAAGGTAATAAACTATATCCTAAGTATGTTTACTATTGTAGTAAAATGCTAAAACCAAACGGATACCTTTCAATTATTATTCCTCCGGGTTGGACACTTGGCGGCAATAACATGCCAGGCAACAAAGGTATTCTTCGTGATGTGTTTAAACCTAACAACCTTATTGTTGCAGATCTTAGTTCAAAGTATAAGAAAATGTTTGATGCTGATGTGTCGTGGTTCTTACTGCAAAATACATTAAACTACACAACCACAGAACTTATTACAGATCACGGAACTACACAGTTCGACATTAGAAGTGTAGATTTCTTTTCTCCTGAAGCTACAGAAGTTTCGCTATCTACTTGGAAAAAGTTGTTTAGCAAGAAACCTTTTGAAGTAGTAGGCTTTGATATGGGTAAGGATCCCGAAAAGAGTTTAGAAGAAACAGAAACACACAACGTCAAGCATTGGTTGTTAGGCACTGGCGATTATGCGCAATATGCATATTTGCCATACGTAAAACCAAACAGTAAAAATCCTGCTATTAACAAAATTAAAAAAGTAATCTGGCCAATACGTAGATTTAGCAAAGTGCCTATGGTGCATGTAGATAGAGTAGGCATGCCTGTGCTACAGCAAGGTTCGTATATTAATGTAGAAGGCGAAGATCTAGACAGTGTAGAAAGTGTGTTTAGAACTAGCATATACAAGTTTTTAACATTTAGTGTTTCTACTACTGACTTTTTAAAATCAAATATTAATGAAAGTATTCCAAGCGTTCCGTTTGATCGTATTTGGTCAGACGAAGAAATGTTTGATTATTTTGAATTAAACGAAGAAGAAAAACAATATATTCTTGCCAAAACAGTTGACATTGTGTCTGTTTGAGCTTATACTATATAAGATAGTTAGGCAAATGAGAGGCACACAATGATGGCAAAGACACTTCCAGATCCAAGCACACTAGATTGGGGTAGCATGAGCAAAGCAGAGTTCAAACGCAATGAGCTCGCTTATGAACTTGCAGACGAAACTAATACTAAAGTGCGTTACGACAAGCCACTTCCTCCCAAGACTGTAAAACTTACAGACGCACTTGCTGTAGCATATGCGGCATACCGTATTAACAAAGAAACCTACATCAAAGATACTCGTCGTTACAGCGAAGATACTCCTACTCAATTTGACAACAAGAGTCTTGTGCGTTTCTACTGGGAGAAGAAGCATGATACTCGTGATGCACAATATCTTCCTACAGACTTTAAAATGTTTGAGCCCACTGAAGATGACTATGCTAGTGTAACAGAAGCACTCAAGTGGATGAAGCGTTATGTAATGCTCGGCTTAGGTGAGCTAGACGGCTTCAAAGCAGATATGGTTAAAGAACTATCTCAAGACGAAGTACCTGTTAAAAGTATGGGTCGTATTGCATTTGCTCCAGAGTTTATTAAACGTGACCAGCACGAAAACGGACTGAAGAAAGAGATCCGTGTAGAGTATCGAGACAGCCAGTATTTAGGCAAAGAGAAAGATACTGTAGAAGCTGTTATTAAAATCCTTGACAAGCGTTATAGTTCACAGTGGGAGTCATATAACTTTACTGCTGTTACTACAGACGGCAACCTTGTTTCTTATATGAACAAGTTTGATCAAGAGATTGGCAGCATGAAACGTATTAAAGCCAAAGTAAAAGCACAAACAAAAAACAAACTGTTTAGTGCAAATGAAACTCGATTAAATTATGTAAAACTATACAAGGTGTAACATGCTCAAGTTACAAGGTAAGTTACCTCGTGAAGTTTATGTTGCTTGTTCAGGCGGCATAGACAGCATGGCGGCACTAGACTTTTTATGTAACAATCATACAGTTACATTGACATTTTTTGATCATGGTACTGAAACTAGCAAACAAGCATTAGAGTTTGTTTCTCAGCAAGCAGTAAATTATAACATTGGCTTTATATACGGTAGTATTCCTAAACAAGATATAAAAGTATCTGACGAAAGTTGGGAAGAATATTGGCGCATCAAAAGATATGAATACTTTCATTCTATTAATGCACCTATTGTAACGGCACATCACTTGGATGATTGTGTAGAAACTTGGGTGTGGAGCAGTATGCACGGAACAGGAAAAATTATTCCGTATGCAAATAAAAATGTAATTCGTCCTTTTCGAATGACTCGTAAACGTGACTTTGAACTTTGGGCTAATTTAAAAAATGTACCTCACATAGAGGATGACACAAACAAAGATACGTGTTATACTAGAAACTATATTAGACATGAGATGATGCCTCATGTATTGCGAGTAAACCCTGGCATCCATAAAACTATTTCAAAGAAGGTAAGAGATGAATATACAGCATGAGCCGCTATTTGACACAGCAAAAGTAGAAGCTCACTACACAGAGAAAGACGGAGTAGAAGTACGATATGTTTGCACTACAGATCTTACTGCTAGTGATTGCCCTGTTGACGTGTATTATAGAGAAACGCCGCATCCTGAGTTTGGTAATCGTTATTTTGGCTTGTATTACGATACTATTAGAGATCATACGATGATTACTAATGCAGACAAAGTGGAGTCACTTGAGTTTGGTATGATCGAAGTGGACGGTAAATATTATTATAGCCAATCACACCATGACTATAAAAGAATAGGCAACAAGATGATTGATGGCGGTAGGGTTTATATTAGAAGTAGTGGGTGTGATGTTGTTTTACGAATTATTGACGGCAAGTTCTTTGCTAAAGATGTTGAAGACTTAGTTGAATTATATTATCCAGGAAAGTGTGTACAATGAATGAAAATGAACCAAAGACACTAGAAGCCCAACTCGGTGAAGATGATTGGGCTATTATTATAGGAAAAGACGGAAATTTAAAAGGACTGTTCATTCCAGAAGGATCGGACGAAGAAGAAGTTCCTGAAAGTATTGTTCATATTATGATGGACTATTACGGTGTAAATTTTGATGAAGAAATGCTTGATGGAGAGGAAACCAGTGATGGACAAACTCTTCACTGACAAAATGAAGATGACTCCTCAGGAGATTTTTGAGTACAAAAATGCTTGGAAGCCTGGACATGTGGTTGACGTACATAGTGATCTTCATATACAATGTAAAGACTGGTGTAGAAAAAATCTAAACCGTTGGGAGTGGAGTATGGACACATACACATATGTTTATGCTCACACATTTTATTTCGAACTTGATGAACATGCCTATCAGTTTCGAATGAAATTTAAAGACTGGGTTAATAAAGGTAAAGTATGAAAAGCGTGTACGCAGTAATGGTGTGTCTTGACGGCAAAGACGACTGGATTTATGTTACGAAACAAACAGAACACTGTTGGGACTTGCAACCTGAACTGTTTGAAGATGCACACGAAGCAATGGAGTTTGCAAAAACGTTTCAACATCCTGATAGACCAGAAATGGTAATGGTGGTAGATTATTATGAAGATTAAAATTGGAAAATTTCCAAACCATTGGCCGTGGAGCAACTGGCTGTATGACAAGTTTGGATACAGTCCAAAGCAAAAAGTAAAGGTACACATTGACAAGTGGGATACTTGGAGTATGGATCATACACTTGCTCCTATCATTTTGCCTATGCTGATCCAACTAAAGGAAACTACACACGGCGCTCCTTATGTAGATGAAAAAGATGTTCCGGAAGAACTGTGGCCACCGAAAGAACAGATTAGTGCAATGTATCAAGGCCAAACAGATGACAATCATTTTAAGCGTTGGGATTGGGTGTTGGATGAAATGATCTATGCGTTTGATTGTAAAGCAAACAAGGATGAAGTGTATATGCGTTTTGATGATAGAGATGAGATACAAAAAGAACAAGAAAGGATTTCGAACGGCTTTCGCCTATTTGGAAAGTACTACGAAAATTTATGGGACTAATGAATAACGATTATTTTATAACTGAACTATTTCCTGTTCCTTTGTATCAAGCGTATATTGAAGTGCCTGGTATAAATGAACAAGAATGGGAATGGCAAAAAAATTTAAATAATCAGATCTCAGTTGATCAAAACGTTTTAAATCACGAACAGTTTTCAAAGTTACGAAATGATATTAACAGCAACTTGCAAACATACTGGAGAGATGTAATGAGTGCAGGGTGTGACGCAGAACCTCACATAACACACTCTTGGTTTAATGTTACATATAGTGGACAAAGCCATCATAAACATAGACATCCTAATAGTTATATAAGTGGAGTTTTATTTTGGCAGCATCACAATTCTGGTATTGTATTTGATAATGATAGATATCATCAAATTGAGTTTGAATCGTCATGTGAAACTAGAATTAATTCAAATACTTGGGAAATTAAACCTGAACCGGGCTTACTTTTATTATTTCCAAGTTATCAAAGTCATTCAGTAAAAAATGTTGATAAAGATCATCCACCTAGATTAAGTCTTAGTTTTGATACTTGGCTTAGAGGAGATCTAAACTCGATTCCAAACCAAAAATTAACAATAGGATAAATTATGACAGACATGTTTGAAGTAGATGACGAAGCAATTCGTAATCTTGTAATATTAGCAAAAGAAGGCGAAGTAATGGATCCTATTGATTGGGGTGAATTAAACATTACAGAAGATCAAGCCTATATAATGATGGCTACACATGTGCTAGAAATGGAAAGAAACCACTTGACAGACGGCGCAATAATTGTTAAACTACTAGTAGAAAACTTTGTATTGAATTTAAAACTGTTAGGAAAACAATGAGAACTATAGTAGATAATAAAGCAATGCTTACAAACACAAGAAATGAAGTAAGTGTTGAAGCGGAAGTAGATAACTTCCAAGAAGGCAAAAGTTTTGATGCCTTTTTAGCAACTAATAAGATACCTATGCGTTGGAACGGTAAGATTTTCGTTGGCAATGCACATGGAATGGAATTTACATCAACAGGACCAAACGTCCGTTACATTAAAGAAGGAGGACGATAATGCCACTAATCCCAATGGTAGTTGAACAAGAATCACGCGGCGAACGTTCGTGGGATATCTATTCACGTTTGATGAAGGATCGCATCATTATGCTAAACGGTCCAGTAGAAGATAACATGGCAAATGTTATTGTTGCACAGATGCTTTATTTAGAAAGTGAAAATCCAGATAAAGATATTAATCTGTATATTAACTCACCAGGTGGTGCAGTTACATCAGGACTTGCTATCTATGACACAATGCAATATATCAAGTGCGATGTAAAAACTATTGTAATGGGTCAGGCAGCGTCAATGGGTTCATTTTTAGCACAAGCAGGTGCACCAGGTAAGCGTATTGTACTACCAGAAAGCCGTACAATGATCCATCGTGTAAGCTCAGGTACAAGAGGAACAAGCGGTAGTGTACACGTACAGAACTTAGAGTTTGAAGATATGAAACGTTCGCTTGAAGAATCAAATCGTATTAATGAACGTCTAACAGAGTTATATGTCAAGCATAACACAGCAGGTAAGACCTATGAAGAATTGTTTGATACCATGAAGTTTGATACATTCCTTTCAGCACAGGAAGCAGTTGATAACGGATTTGCTGATAAAGTAGTGGAGAAACGTTAATGGTAGATTTAAACGAAGCGGCAGAAACACTTGCTAATCTAAAAGGAATTCCTACACGAGAAGCTCTTGTTGAAATGCTAAAAGAAAACATTGTTGAAATAACATTTACAAAGTTAAATGGTGATGAAAGAACAATGCCTTGTACACTAATGAAGGAGCATCTTCCACCTGCTAAAAAAGATGATCCATTAACACAGAAAAAGGTTCGAGAAATTTCTGATGCAGTTCTTCCTGTTTGGGTTATGGATGCAAAAGGATTTCGTAGTTTTCGATACGATAGAGTAAAGAAAGTTACTATTTTAGATAACTTTTCGGTTGACAATGTGGACTAAATAAAGTACTATGTTAACTATGAAGTATTTATTAGCAACCATAAGTCTTGTAGCAGTGACGGCGGCACCCGCTCTTGCTGAAGCAAGCAAAGCGTACACTAAGGATCACTATAAAACTGTTATCAAACAGTCACCGTATACAGTTGAAGTTTGTAAATATGTACAAGTTCCATACGGACAAAACAAAGAGTTTGATAAAGAGAGTGCAATCATTGGTGGTATTATCGGCGGTATTGTAGGCAATCAGTTTGGTAAGGGTTCTGGTAAAGAAGCCGCAACTGGTGTTGGTGCTCTAACAGGAGCAATTATCGGCGGTAACAAAAATAAAGGTCCAGAAGGCTATCGTACTGAAGAACAGTGTACTATGCAGACTCGATACAAAGAAGTAGAGCAAGAAGTGTATAGTCACAGTACAGTTACATTTTGGCACGATGGCGAAAAGCATTCGCTTACATTTCAAAGGTAGGAGTTTTAATATATTCCCCCGTAGCTCAGCTGGATAGAGCGTAGGTTTGCGGAACCTAAGGCCAGGAGTTCGAATCTCTTCGGGGGAGCCAAAAGAGATTAGAGAGGTGGCTGAGTGGTCGAAAGCGGCACCCTGCTAAGGTGTTGAACGTGTAAGCGTTCCGAGGGTTCGAATCCCTTCCTCTCTGCCATAAACAAAGCGGGTATCGTATAATGGTATTACCCCAGCCTTCCAAGCTGATGACAGGAGTTCGATTCTCCTTACCCGCTCCAAACAATCTGATAAGTATTATCAGAGCCGGTATAGCTCAGTTGGTAGAGCAGTTGATTTGTAATCATCAGGTCCCGAGTTCGAATCTTGGTGCCGGCACCATTAAACCAAAATAGGTTGACAACGATAAATAAAGATAGTATAGTATAAACATACTAAGGAAATAAGGATTTTTACATGTTCAAGAAAATACAACAACTATTATGTTGGTGCCCAACAACAGGGTGGGGTATGTCTTGACGTGACTTTTAACAAGTTATTTTAGACAAGCCCCAAGCGAAAGCAAGGGGCTTTTTTTATGGGTGTGGTGTAACGGCAACACGTCAGTCTCCAAAACTGAAAATGGCAGTTCAACTCTGTCCACCTATGCCACGGGGATTAGCACAGCCTGGTAGTGCGCTCGCTTTGGGAGCGAGAGGTCGTAGGTTCGAATCCTACATCCCCGACCAAATTAGAAGGAAACTATGAATTGCAAAACCGAGGTGAGTTTAATCTTACTGCTACGTTATATGATAAGCGAGGTCGCAAGTTAGCAGTCGGTACAAACAGTTATACAAAGAGTCATCCTCTACAAGGTAAGTTTGCTGTAGAAGCAGGCAAACCCGATGCAATTTTCCTACACGCAGAAATTGATGCTCTGCGCAAATGCAAGGATTGGACAGCGATTCGAAAGATTGTGGTCGAACGCTACGACACAAAAGGTAATCCAAGACTTGCAAAGCCGTGTAAGGTATGCCAACACGCTATTGAACAGATAGGCATACCAGAGGTTGAATATACAGAATAGGTGGGTGTGGCGGAATGGTTACGCAACGGATTGCAAATCCGTATCATGCAGGTTCAAGTCCTGTCATCCACTCCAATTTAATCGTTAAATAGATACATGAGTAGAAAGTGCATTGTCCCCTGGACACAAATGGAAATATGTGCAACTGGATCTATACGTCCGTGTGCTGAATATCATTGGGATATGAAAAATGACGACGGCTCTATGCTTGACTTTAATGATCCTAACATTACTATACAAGATATATGGAATAGGCACGAATACATAAAACTACGTGAACAGTTTATTAATGGCGAAGAACCAGAAGGTTGTAAAAAATGTTGGCAACTTGAAGAACAAGGCAGCAAAAGTAGACGTCAGTATGAATTAGAAATGCACAGCAAGTATCTTGAAAGAACAGATACTATACACGCAGAAAATCCTATCCTACTAGATTTAAAATTAGGAAATCTTTGTAACTTTAAATGTAGAATCTGCAACAGTGAATATAGTCATAATTGGAACGAAGATGAACTAGAACTGTTTGGCAGACATATGAACAAAAACTTTGGAAAGGATTGGACTACTGATCCTAACAACTGGGAAGATATTAAAAATTTTGTTGACAAAGTAGAAACAATATATCTAAGCGGCGGTGAACCGTTTTTGATTGAAAAACACTTCGAGTTACTAGAACATATGATTGCAACTGATGTAGCAAAAAACATTCGCATAAAATTTGCTACAAACGGTTCTATAAAACTTAGTGATAGAATATTAAACTTACTTAGACAGTTTAGAGAAATTACTGTAATGTACAGTATAGATGATATTGGTAAAAATTACGAGTATCAAAGACCGCCAGCACATTGGGAAGTTATAGAACGTAACTTTCGACATGCAATAGAGCAAGACTTTTTAGATATAAAAATTACTACAACAGTTAGTATACTCAATTCGTTGAGTGGACAGCGTATAGAAGACTTTTGTGCAGAAGTAGGATTTTCGTTAGATGATGTATTTTTAAATTATCTAAGATCTCCACCGCATTATGATATTAGCATGTTAACACAACATCAGAAAGATTACCTATTGAGCAAACTAGGTAACGGTTACATAGACAGTGAAATTAAAAAATACATTAGAACACAACATCACGATAAACTATCTGATAGTGGATGGGGCGTAGATAACAACGAACAATTAGATAAACTAAGACTATATATTATATCAAGTCTTGACAAAAAGAGTAAACTTACACTTGAAGAAGTTAACAAAGACATTGCAGATTTAGTATATGGAAGAATTTAATGCAAATTGTTACAATCACTTGCAAGGACGATTTCGATCTATGCCTATGGCAACTAAAAAGCATAGAAAAATTTTTAGAACCTTGTAAGATTAATGTTGTTGTTAATGAAGATGACAATTATACAAATGATTGTAAGCGAGCTATTGCAGATCTCAATTTAAAATTAGATATTAGAGTTTGGTCTCAACAAGAAATATTACAACAAGAAGCACCGCACTTTAATGGTTGGGTAACACAACAACTTTTAAAACTTTTGATTCCGATTGATAGTGATTACATATGTCTTGACTGTAAAGATATTTTTGTAAAATCTACTTTGTTAGAAGACCTGGAGAAAAACCCAAGCGAACGTCAGCCAGATCCTAGGACAGGTCAGCCATGGTGTAGATTTTTTGATCCAATGGTGCAAATATTGTGGCGCCATTACAAAATAAGATTTAACAGTAAAAAACTAAATGGTATACAAACTCCAAGACATATACAAAAACAAGTAGTTGACGAAATACCAAAGATTTGGAAGGATAAATCTAAATTTATAAAATGGTGGGGCAGATTTGGTATGCCTAGTGAATTTATATTGTACGATAGTATAGAATTAATTTTAGATTTACAAAAGAAAAAAGGAAATTGTTTTAACAAAAAAGAAATCATTTCGTATTGGTATCCAGAAGAATTAGACTTTGACCTAATAGACGATAATACTAGGATTATAAAAATACATAGAAGAATTTTTAACGACAAATATTGTTATCCTAAAGTTAAAAATTGGCTCAAAAAGATCTTGCATTAGTATTTGTTTGATTGTATAATAAAGTATAAATTAACAAGAGGTATTCACATGGCAGATATTTGGGTAATAAGTGACACACACTTTAACCACAGTGGCATCTTGACTTTTTCAGGTTATGATGGGAAGCCTGTGAGACCGTTTGATTCAGTTGAGCAAATGAACCAGTGTATGCTCGACAACTGGAATGACACAGTCAAGGATGGCGACACTGTTATTCACTGTGGCGATGTGTTGTTTGGTATGGACAAGGTTGCATGGATGGAAGCAAACTTTGCTAAACTGCCTGGCAAGAAAAAACTTGCATTAGGTAACCACGACAACATCAAGCATGTTGCACAGTTCTTCAAGGATGTACAATACTGGTACAACATTGATAATCTTGTGTTTACTCACATGCCTATGCACCCGCAGACTATGGCTGAGAACAAAAGATGGGGACAGGACATTGTCAACGTGCATGGACACATTCACAGCAATCCTAGTCCAGACGGACCATACAAGTGTGTTTGTGTAGAGCAGATTAACTACACTCCGGTGAACTTAGATGCTTTACGAACACAGATTGTATGAATTTGAAAAGTGGCAGGGCGGTAGTATTACCGACAGACTTACCGCCCTTGCTACACCTAGACACGCAACTTGGTATGCACTAAATGGTTGGACAGTGTTTGACTTTACTGCATCATTAGATATGGAGCCAGAATATTATGAAACTGAAGGATTTTCAACTCTTGGAAACTAAAGTACCAAAAGGTGTACAAGCCGTACTTCAGTTTGACAACTACGAACTTAGCATTATCAACAATGAAGCATCTTATGGTAATAAGCAAGGCTTATACGAAATTGCTGTATTTAAAGATGGTGAGCAGATCGAACTTCCGGGTGTTACCAATCCTGGAGATACGGTAAAAGGATGGTTGACAAACTCAGATGTTGATGCTATTATAAGTAAAATGTATTTTTTAACAGGCACAACCCCGAGGCAAATATGAGAACACAACCGCAAACTATTATTCGTAATCTAGAAGAAAACAACAGTCGTCTAGAAAAAGAAAAGATTCTACAAGTAGCAGCCGACGAAAGATTGCCAGAGTTTTTTGCAGGTTTGCGTATGGCATTAGATCCGCTTGTAACATTTGGTGTAAAACAGGTTCCTGTACGCTCTGATGTATTGACTGGACAAGGTCTTGCTTGGAATGTGTTTGAAGAACTTGCAAGACAATTACAAGAACGAGAGTTAACTGGACACGCGGCCCGCGATGCTATTGAACTAGCAATGGGTGTTGCTACAACTGAACAATGGAATGGCTGGTATCGTAGAATCCTTATCAAAGACCTACGTTGTGGTGTAAGTGAAAAGACTGTAAACAAAGTAGTACCAGGCACTGTTCCTGTGTTTACTTGCGCTCTTGCTCACGACAGTGCCAAGCACGAAAAAAAGATGACAGGCAAGAAGCAGATAGAAATCAAACTTGACGGTGTTCGTGTACTAGCAGTATGTCGTGAAGGTAAAGTAGAATTGTTTAGTCGTAATGGCAAACAGTTTCATAACTTTCCGCATATTATTGCAGAGATTGAACAAGTACTTGCAGAGAAACCTGCACCATATGACTGTGTGCTAGACGGTGAAGTAATGAGTGCTAACTTCCAAGACCTTATGAAGCAAGTACATCGTAAAGATAATGTACAAAGTGAAGATGCTGTTCTACACTTGTTTGACTTTATTCCATTAGCAGACTTTCAAAAAGGTATATGGGATAAACCACAAACTTATCGCAGTAACCTAGTCAAGTATTGGGTATTAGAAAATGAAAGCGTTTTAAAGCACGTACAAGCGTTGGACTGGGAAGATGTAGACCTAAGTACTCCCGAAGGTGAAAAACGCTTTGTAGCGTTAAATAAAGCGGCTGTAGACGGTGGATATGAAGGTGTTATGATTAAGGACGTTGATGCTCCTTATGAATGCAAACGTACTCATGCATGGCTAAAAGCAAAGCCATTTATTGAAGTAACATTGGAGGTTAAGGATGTCGAAGAAGGAACAGGACGAAACGAAGGACGCCTTGGCGCATTGGTATGCGCTGGAGAAGATGACGGACGAATGGTCCAAGTCAATTGCGGTAGCGGGTTTAGCGACAGCGATCGTGATAGTTTTTGGAGTAGTCGTAGCTCACTTGTTGGGCAGTTGGTAGAAGTTCGAGCAGACGCAATTACACAAAACCAAGATGGAACATACAGTTTGCGTTTCCCAAGGTTTAAAACATTTAGAGGTTTTGAGGTTGGAGAAAAAATTTAAGTATGTTCTTCACGAATTTAAAATGGGCGATGTAGAGGACGTAGAAGTCTACATCGCAGAACCAATTTATCAATGGCAACAAACAGAACACGGCAAATGGTGTAGTGAAAAAGCAACAAATATGCAATACCATATTAACCAAGATTTTAACTCTTGGGGATACCATATTACTATCACAGGCGAGCTAAGTGGCAAACACGCAACCTTCTACGCACTCAAAAGAGCTTGACTTTTTGAGAAAGAACATATATACTAATAAAAATTAAACGTTAGGAGATTTATGACATGGCACTTCCCAGAGCAAAGAAAAAAGCACCAAGAGCCGCACCTCGTATCAAACGTGGCGCAAAACTTGCAGCACCTAGTTGGGACGGTTGGGAAACTTGGACTGGAGAGCAAGTCCATCGTCATAGAGAATATTGTAGATCATTTTATTACGAACATTTTAAACCTGCAGATTTATATCCTGCAATTTATAAATGGATGGAAAAGAGTGGCAAATATTCTAAAGAACAAATAAAAAATGCTAAACTTGCTCCTAATCATTCTGTAAGTATTACAAGTGCAATCGTTGCACAATGTTTCTTAGATGGTGCTCCGGACTATGTAAAAGTAGAAGATGATTATTGGCAAAGTCTTGCTGGTACAATGGGCGCAAAGAAAGGCCCAAGCGAATTCCTAACTTCAAAGATTGAACTATACATCGAAGCAGGTTCTAAAGTAGTAATTGAAAAGAAAGCAGAAGAAAAAGAAAAAGCAAATGTGTATGTTCCTACTATTCAAGAGCGTATTAGAGATCAAGCATTCGATATGTCCGAACCAATTGACGAGTGGCTAGAAGGCTGGGTAAATGATAAACAATCATTTGATCCTAAAGGTTTTGACTTTAAAGCATACTTTAAAAAGATTCAACCTAGTCAAGCACATGCTCGTAAAATGAAACAGTTCTGGGCAATGGAACTAGTTGATTTTGATGAACTAGAGCGTATGCCTACAGCAGGACAACTCAAAAAAATGAGCGAACATGAGGCTGATATGTGGGCACAACTCAAAGAAGGATACAGTCATTTAAAGAAAGCAGACATTGCAAAGTATCGCAAAGCAATTGAAACTGTAAATGCAGAGCTCGAGTTTATTATTGATCAAGCAAAGGCAACACGTAAACCACGTAAGCCTAAAGCACGTTCAGCAAGTAAAATTGTTGAAAAGCTCAAGTTTAACAAAGCAGATGACAAATATTCTATTGCATCAATAGATCCTACTACAATCGTTGGTGCAAGCGAACTTTGGGTGTTTAACACAAAAACACGTAAATTAGGCAAGTATGTAGCAAGTAATATTGACCCTAGAGGTACTATGCGAGAAGGTAGTGGTTTGAGTGTAAAAGGCACAACTATTATCGGTTTTGATGAAAATCTAAGTATACAAAAGACTCTGCGTAAGCCTGCAGATCAGCTCAAAGAGTTTAAATCTGCAGGGAAAGTTGCATTACGTAAGTTTTTAGATGAAATTAATACTACAGACATTAAATTAAACGGAAGGTGTAATCCTGATACGGTACTTCTCAAGGTTAGCTGATAAATACTGTATAATGAACAGGAACCTCAGATGACTGATATACGCAATAGTTTAGAAACGCTGGCAACAGCGATAGAAGATTTACAAAATCAACCTGCACCAGAGCCTAAAATTAATGATAGGCAACTGTCAGGCAATAAGATACATGGTGGTAGAATTACTGAATTCTCAAGCAAGGGAATTAAAGATAAAGCAACAGACTATGTTCTTACAGTAAATGATGACGGAATACACGTTGATGTAGCACAAATTAAAACTATTGCAAACGACTTAGCAGTCAACGGTGACCTAACTGTTCAAGGTACTGTACATGCACAGCGTATGCACGTAGAAGAAGTTACAGCAGACATTAGAAACGAACGAACTGATCCTCTACAGTTTATTGGCAAATCTAATAAAACAGCATACGGAAAAGGCCTTATATGGCCAGGCGGTGAGTACACTAAACAATTTATTTTGCAAGAGCGTCCGGATAGATTTTTTGCTACAGAAAGCATAGAGCTACGTGGCAATAAGATCTATATGATCAATGGACAAAATGTTCTAAGTCAAGAAGCATTAGGTACTACAGTTACAAAAAGTAACCTAAAAAGTCTAGGAACATTAGAAAGCCTAACTGTTGACGGTCATGTTACTATTGATAACTTTATTAACTATGATGCAAATACACAACGTATAGGCATTGGCACCGATGCTCCTAACGGCACAGTATCTGTTGTAAGTTGGGATCATGAGTTTGTAATTGATCATACAGAAGAACGTAAGTTTAAAATTGGTACATATACAACTGGCGCTATAGACATTATTACTGATGATACTGCACGTATTAGTGTAGAAGCAAATGGCAACATCACTGTACATAATAAAACTGTCTTTAAAAATACCGTAGGTATAGGTGTTAAAAACTATGCAAATGATGCTGATTTAACTGTTGCTGGTCCTGTGCGTTTTCAAGATAAAAAGTTTGAAGTTGGCAGCGAAGTACCCGAAGATGGAACTTATAAAGTTGGTGATGTAATTTGGAATTCCAAGCCTAAGTCGGGTGGACACGTTGGTTGGATATGTGTTAGAGCAGGTACTCCTGGCACATGGAAAACTTTTGGTCCTATCTCATAATACATATACTAAATTCTCTAATATCTCATCATAAATAATTGTGATGAAAAGGTTTAAAAAGATTATCAATCAATCCCGTTTATGGGCTTACGCGGCGTGGACAACGCCGTTTATTGCCTTAGCAATTCTGTTGACAGAAGAATTCTTTTACCAAGAATTAATAGGTATTACTTCAAGTGTCATTGTAATAATTTTTATAGCCGTTAGTGTGTTCTGGTGGTGGTGGGCTTTGGATAAAATAGTATATATGATAAAATGTGCTAAGAAAAACGAAGAAAGTTTTGAACACATTTTAGAAGAGCTAAAACATTCTAAAAAGATGATACGAGAGATGATACAAGATGATAGTGATAGGCAACGGTGAGAGTCGCAAAGACATTGACATCAAAAATCTTCCTGATCCAAAAGTAGGATGCAATGCATTATATAGAGATTACTATACAGATTATCTAGTGTGTGTAGATAAACGTATGGTAAAAGAATGTATCAATGCAGGAGTTAATACAAAAGGTACATTAATATATACTCGTCCTGATTGGTTCCAACAATTTAAAACCCTTAGAATAAGAAAAGTTCCAGAATTACCATATGTAGGCAGTGACAGATGGGACGAACCTTTTCAATGGGGTAGCGGACCATACGCTGTTCTTATTGGTGCAATGTACACTAAACTAAAAGAAGTTAAACTAATAGGATTTGATTTATATAGCAAAACAAATAATATTAATAACGTATACAAAAGCACACCAAACTATGACAACGAAACAAAAAGACCAATAGATCCACGCTACTGGATACATCAAATAGGAATGGTGTTTTGTTGTTTTCCAAAAGTTAAATTCATAATATATCAAGATAAAGATTGGGAATTGCCAAAAGCCTGGAATTATCCCAACGTAAAGGTTGACAACATAAGTAACATATACTATAATACATAGTATGTTATACAGTGGTCTCAAATGCTCATCCCACTTTAAATATTCTGCGCATCAAACTTACTCGACGCAATAAGGAGGCAAGAGATGGGAAAACATTATAGTACAAAACATTACGGACACAACATTGGCTTATCAGCAGTGTTCCGTCAACCTAACGCAGATCATTCACACTGTCATTTACTACACGGTTACAGTCTAGCATTTACATTTACATTTGGATGTGATGAACTAGATAATAAAAACTGGGCAGTAGACTTTGGAGGACTAAAACCTTTGAAGGCTTGGCTTGAAGATAGTTTTGATCACAAGGTAGCAGTAGATCGAGCAGATCCGTTTTTAGAAGAATTACAAAAACTAGAAGCACTAGGTCTAGCAGAACTACGCATCTTTGATGGTGTTGGTGCAGAAAAGTTTGCACAACACGCATTTAACTTTGCAGACAAACTTATACGTGAAGCAACAGACAATCGTTGTTATTGTGTTAAAGTAGAGTGTGCAGAACACGGAGCAAACTCAGCAATATACGAGGCATAACTTGGCAAAGTTAGACAAGACCGGACTTTCTAAAGAGGAAGTAAAACAATTAATGGAAGAACGGCGCATGCAAAAAGAGTTGGATGCGTTACCTCAGCAAGAACTAGGCACAGTTGATGCTAACAAGTATTACATACTTTGTTTAAAGCATGGACAAAAGTACAGTGCAGAATATGTAAACCGTTTGTATAATATGGTTAAACGTAACTGCACACTTCCATTTACATTTGCTTGTCTAACAGAAGATCCTGCAGGACTACATGAAGATATAGAAATTATTCCGTTACCGTCTTTCTTATCAGGATGGTGGTGCAAGCCTTATATGTTTTCAAAAGATCTTCCTATAAAAGGAACAATCTTATATATGGATCTTGATGTAGTTATTGCAAGAAATATAGATAAACTGTTAACATACCAACCTAACCATTGGTGTACTATACGAGATTTTACTCGTGCAATGCGAGCTAACTGGCCAAAGTATAATTCTAGCATTGTTAGATTCCAAACAGGACAATTAGACTTTGTTTGGGAAAAATTTAAAAAAGAACACAAGGTTATTGTTAGAAAGTATTACGGAGATCAAGATTACTTGTATGAAGCTACACGACTACGACAAGCAATGTTATATCCTGATAGCTGGATACAGAGCTGGAAATGGGAAGTTCGAAAAAGTAGAGAGTTCGAACCAGGTGGTCGAAGAGGAAGTAGAACATTTAAATTCGAAGAGCATGATGCTAAACCTAGAATAGAATGTTGTGTTTGTGTTTTCCACGGAGATCCTAATCCAGAGCATTGCACAGATAAGTGGGTGGTTGACAATTGGAAATAAAGGTAGTATAATACATTATGGATTTGAAATTTACAACATGTGGAGACTTTATGTCACAAACACAAAAGCGTATTGGTTTTGCTTGCAAGTATATGCATCCTGATCAGACACAAAAGAAAAAATTATTAGAAGAAATCCAACGACCACTAAATACTCGCAGTACAACAGTACAGTGGTTGAATAGGCAAACCCGTGATGTTGCAGAACAACGACTATGGGACATCATGGTTCATAACATTCAGTCGTATTACAACCTTATAAAATACGTAGGAGAATTACCCGATGCTTTACGAATGGTACGATTGGGGAGCGATGTACTTCCTGTATTCACTGAGCCTACTTGGTGCTATTTTTGGAAACGTCCTGATGTGGTCCGATATTGTGAAGAGCATTTCGCAAGGGTCGGCGCCCTCGCCAGGTCGCTTGATGTTAGGCTCTCTATGCATCCTGGTCAGTTTACTGTGCTGGCAAGTGATAATGATGACATTGTAGATAGGAGCATAGAAGAATTTGAATATCACACCAATGTCTTGCGCTGGATGGGATACGGTAAGACCTTCCAAGACTTTAAATGCAATGTACACATATCGGGTCGAAGAGGTCCACAAGGCATCAAAGACGCCCTCAAGAGACTCTCGCCCGAAGCACGAAACACCATCACAATCGAGAACGATGAAAACAAGTGGGGACTCGAACACAGCCTCGAACTTGTTGACGATGTCGCACTCGTACTTGACATACACCATCACTGGTGCCGTGAAGGAGAATACATTTACCCTACCGACGATAGATTTGCTCGCGTGATTGACAGCTGGCGTGGTGTACGTCCTGTGATTCATTATTCAGTATCGCGTGAAGATCTAATAGGAAATCATCCTACTAACATACGTCCTAACATGGATACACTATTAGAAGCAGGTTACAAGAAAGCAAAACTGCGAGCGCACAGTGATTATATGTGGAACAATGCTGTTAACGATTGGGCATTAGAATTCTTAGATTATGCTGATATTATGGTAGAGTCTAAGTGTAAAAATTTGGCTAGTATTGCACTACATAAATACAGTATGGAGAAGAACAATGAGCTATTTGAACAAAATGTACGGTCGTCAATCCAAGAACACACTTCCGTCTACTGATAAAAATCCAAACCGTGTAACAGGCGGACTAAAAGCACAAGGTGTTGATCGTTTTACTATGGTTAGTGAAGATGGATCAAAGCAGGAAATACCTACTGTTGAATATGTTCAAAGTTTAGAAGATCAATCAAGAAAACAGCGAGCGGCTATAAACGTCCTAGAACGCAAGCTCGCTCGCCAAGAAACTGCAATAGAGCAGTTACGTGCTACAATTAGCCGTTTTTAACTCTTTTTAGAATTTCTGCTTTTGATAAACTAGCATTGGCTTTAATACCTCTATGCTTGGCTTCTTTTAGCAGTTGAGTTTTTGTTAACTTATCAAAATCACATGTTTTTGCTGACTTTGATTTTGTAGATTTTTTAGGTTTCGGTTTCTCTTCTGGTGCTGGTGTAACAGCTTCTACAGCCGCTGGCAAAGAAGGTCCAATTCCTAAAATGTTTTTTAACCATGTAAACATATTTTGTCTCCTATAGGAATACATATTTACATAAATATATAGAGCAGGAGACAATTTATGAGCAATAATAATAATGTTCTAAGAACTAACAGACAGTTATTTAGAGGTCCTATTACAAGTTATCAAATTGATTTAAAACTTGATAAAATTGTAGGTTCAAGAGCCGACAAAGGTCGTTATACTAAAATTAACACACTTTTAAAGCCTTCAACTAAATTACCAAAGGACTTAGGTGCTCGTAAAACTGCTGGAACTACTTTTAGAGGAGCGAAATACAAATGATTAGAAAATGGATTAATGCTCGTTTATCAGAGCGTACAACGCTTGATGGCGCAATTTTAATTGGCGCTGGTATCGCATTCCTAATTTTCAAGCCAATCGCAGCACTAGTAGCTTATGGTGCTATTGCATACGGTGCTTGGACTATTTGGAAGTCTGAATAATGGAAATTACAGCAGATCTAATTCATGCAATGAATGAAACATCGTGGGTCGATGGTATTGGCACTATTGTTGTTTTATTGCTTGGATATGCTGCCTATCGTTATATCAAGAAAAAACTTTAAAGTTTACTAATAGGGAGATCAGAACTAGCAGACAGATTCCATTTCTGTTTCTGTTCTACTCCCTTTTTTTGTGCAAATTTTTTCGCATCACAATTACTACAAACATGAAAATAAGAGTTTGATAATCTTTTAGGATCCATACTTCCTCTTGGGCGTTCAAATTCTATATCACAGTTGTCGCATCTAAACACACACATAGTTAATTCACGCTTGTAGGGGTGTTCCTTGCCGGTTTTGCTCTTACGAACGTGTCGTGTTTGCTTCTTATATTCTTTTGTAAACATAACTATATTTACATTAAGATTATAAAATCATACGATAAATACTTGCAATAAGAGCTAAAAGATAGTTCGAAATTAAAATCTGGAGCATACATAATGGCAAAACAAGACATTGATATTGGTGTTGAGGGTAATGACGGAACCGGCGATAGTATTCGCGAATCCTTCCGTAAAGTCAATGAAAACTTTCAAGAACTTTATGCTGTATTTGGCGCAGGCGGCCAAATTAGTTTTACTAACTTAGGTGATACACCTACTAACTTAGATCCAAGAAAAATACTTCTTGTAAACGATAGCGGTACTGCACTTGAATATCAAGAACTTGCTAGTGATAGTGCAAAAGGAACAGGCGATCCAGATAGTATTACTATTAGTTATGATATTGCCGGAAAGATTATTCTTTCAACAGCATTTAGAGCCGTATCACAAGACTTGTCACCTACACTAGGTGCTCCATTAGATGCTGATGGTAGAGGTATTGCAAAAGTAGCAATTAACCAGGCAGCAGTTAACGAATTTAACGCAACACACCCAGGTGATGATATTACAATCGATGACTTAGTTATTACAAAGGGGTTTGCAGACAACCGATATATTGCAGGCGAATTACCAATACGTGTTGACGACGAACCAGCAGATGCTTCAGAATACACACTGGTTGTTGAAAGTTATACAGACGGTAATATTACCGTTACAGATCACGGATTTGATAATACTATTAACGGCACACCATATGTGTTTAACGCAGAAGATACAGATCCGTCAAATCTTGTTACAGGCACAACGTATTATCTAAGATATGCAAGCCCGAGCCAACTTAGTGTTCATAGAACAGAGGCAGGCGCTCTTGATGATACAGATCAGGCATTTATTACATTTAATATTGCAGCAGACGATACTCATACGTTCGTTGATGCTGGATTTGATTCTAATCTAAAAGGCTTTTTCCTATCAAACGAGGCAATGCCTCGTAAGAGCATTGTAAGACGTCAGGGCGATGTAATGACAGGTCCTCTTGTATTACATGATAGCCCAGGAGAATTGTCAGGATTAACAACTAGTCCAGAAGATTTACAAGCAGCAACTAAATTCTATGTAGACAACACTAGTTATTCTAGTCCACAAAACTTATATGTTAGCACAACAGGCGACGATAAGATGCGTGGTGTACCAAGTGGTAAAGAAGGTACTTCCTGGAGCTATGCATTTAGATCAATCAATGCTGCGGCACGCCGTGCAGAAGAAATGATCAAAGCATCTGAAGCTGAACCAGGTCCTTACTTCCAAACTATTACAAGAGACAATGGTGCTGCTAATGCTGAAGTTGTTTCAGTTGGTATTAACAATCCTTTATTTGGACAAGCAAGAAATCTAATTGAAGAAAACAGAGAATTTATCATTAGAGAAATTACTGCTTATTTAAATTTTGAATATCCAGAATTCGAATATAACATCAAACTTTGTGAAAGAGATTTAGGACTTATTTTAGATGCGATTGCATTTGACATTAACCGTTCACCCAGTTTAACAGAAGCTACAGCAAATAGTTTAACAAGACGTGCCGCAGAAAGATATTATAATAGTGCAAGTGGTAGAATTGCAATTGGTAGACAGTTAACTGAAACTGTTGATGCTATCGAAACTGCAAGAGATATTGTAGAACAAATTTTACAAAACAGACGTTTCCAGCAAGGGTCTGTATCTAGTATTTCACAGAGTGCTATTTGTACAGTAACAACTGTTGTTAATCACGGATTTGTAGATAAAAATATTGTTTATATAGAAAACGTATCAGGAATGACACAGATTAACGATGCGTTTTATTATATTAAAGTTACAGGTCCTAGAACCTTTGAATTGTTTACTGACGAAGATTTAGAAATACCAGTAAACAGTGTAGGCTTTGATCAGTATTCGGGTCAAGGTAGTTTTGGTCTAGTTTATCAAACAGACAATAAGCAATTTATTGATGCAGGCGATGATGCAGAAGCAGTAGCACGTCAAGCAGTAGTTGACAAATTTAATCTTGTTGTTAATATTATTACAAATGGTATTGATGCTGGTGCATCTACAGCATTTGGTAAAACATATCGTGTTATTGTAAACAACGGTGGACTTGTTGCTACTGACCAAGGTAATATTGATAATAGAGATGTATTGCCAGGTAAAGTACTTGTTGGTAAAATTTCAGGTGCGCAAGGTCGTGTTGTAACATACAATCAAAACGATGCAAACTTTAACGGTAATGACAATGTTGAAGTACATCTATTAAAGCCAATTGACTTTATCGAAGGTGAAGATCTTGAATACGGTAACTTTGTTAACACAGAACAAGTAACAATCTTTATTGAGTCAGGTCAGTATACTGAAGATTATCCAATTAAAGTTGCTGCCAACGTTTCACTAAAAGGTGATGAATTTAGACGAGTAATTGTACGTCCTAAGAGACGTGTTTCACAATCACCATGGGCAGGAACTTACACTTATCGTGACAAAGAATTTGATGGATTAGAAACATCAACAGGCGGCGCCAGATTTTATAATCAAACAGGTGAGTGGCAAGGTTACTTTGGATATCATTATCTAACTAATCCTGAGAAGGTTGTTAATACTGGTGTACCTGTAAATAACGTAGGTGAATTTACAACAGCCGCAAATATAATTACAGAAAACAGAGAGTTTATCCAGAACGAAGTAATCGAATATATCAATCAAAATACACAAGATTTGTTATACGATAAAAACCAGTTCGGCGAAGACATGTTAGCTATACTATCAGGTATAGGATATGACATTGTCTTAGATAGTACATTTAACGCTAGACGACTAGGCCTAAAGTTTCAAAGAGAAAAAAGCATTTATCGAGATCAACAGTTAAAAGATATATGGGTAGTAGCACTAACAGAAGCTAAAAGACTAGTAGCAGGACTTCCGGCAGTATCTAGTTCAAGTGATGCAACCTCAAGAGCAAACGCTGCATTTGATACTATTATTACTATTATCGAAGATGGAACTCTTGACACTGATAATGCAACACTAATACCAGTATATAATACTGTAAACACTACAGATCCAAATGAAGAAGCAGCTAAAAATAAAATTCTAGACAACATAGAATTTATTGCTGCTGAAGCATTAACATATCTAACAACTAACTATCCAAGAAAGTTCTTTAACGAAGACATTCGTTTACGTGATGCACGTAACATGTCATACGCTCTTGCATATGACATTATGTACGGTGGTAATAGTGCAACAGTAGATTTTGTAAAAGATTACTTTATTGGTGACGAACTTCGTTTAGAAATTGTTTCTAGAGAACCAACACTAGAAATGATTACTCATATTAAAACTGTTATAACTTCTGTTGTTAGAAATATTGCTGTTATTCCTACTACAGGAAATGCTATTGCACAAGACATTTCAGGCACACCTGCAACAGCAACAGAAGCAACTACAATAGGATTGTATATTGATATTATATTTGATCAAATTAATAACAATAACTTGTTGAACATTCCAAGTACAACATTCCCTAGTTTGATCGGTTTGAACAGTGCTTTAATAGATGCTAAAACAGGAATCGATGGCGGAGCAACTTCAATTAGAGATGCTTCGATAACAGTAGTTGATGCAAGTCCTGAAGCAGTATTCACATACAACCAACTCAAATGTAAAAGAGATGTTGGATTAATTGTAGATGCTCTAGCAAAAGACTTAGAAATAGGTGGCGACGAATACTCATTAGAAGTACAAGGCGAATACTTTGATAGTTATATTTTAAAATATAACAACGGAGGCTTTGGCGGACAAGAAAACGTTACTAAAAATGCTATAGAATTTACAGGAATTGTAATTGCAAGATTATTCCAAGGTAACTACAATCCAAATGACATTTGGCAGAATCCAAATGATAGTTCTTATGTTGAACCTGACTTTAAATTTGGTACAGCAGAACTTGGCACAAATATTATTGTTAATAATTTAATTGATAGAATGGTATTTGCGTTTGATAGACGTTACAATCCACCAAAACGCAACGACGAGATGGATGTGTTCTTGATGAACGATGCAAGTATCTTGCGTAACATGACTGTACAAGGACACGGCGGATTCCTTTGTGTTCTTGACCCAGCAGGACAAATCCTAACTAAATCACCTTATGTACAAACAGGTTCATCATTTAGTAAAAGTATTAACGAAAAAATATTTGCTGGTGGTATGTTTGTTGACGCTTATGTTGGTAACTTACCTGCAACTATTCCTACAACAATCGATGTTGGTAATGGGGTTGAAAGCGGCAAGATTAATAACTTTACATTGTGGATTCGTTCTGAAGAAGGTCAAGGCCTGTTTATTAGACCACCAGAACTACCATGTCCATTCTACTTAGAAGGTAGACGTTTCCAAGTTAACGCTATATCAGATTATGACCAAGGCAACGGTTGGTGTAAGATTTATCTAGATACTACATCAAATGACGGAAATGGTTTCGACGAAACATTGTTCGAAGAACGCCCAGGAGATATTTATAGAGACATCTTCCTACAAACAGCTGGTAACCGTTCAATGCTTGGTAACGACTTTACACAGATCAACGACTTAGGTTATGCTCTTGTTACTACAAACGGTGCGTTCTCTGAGATGGTATCTATGTTTACATACTACTGTCATGCAGCATACTATGCAGCAAACGGTTCAGAAATTAGATCACTAAACGGTTCTAACGGTTATGGTAACTTCGGTCTTGTTGCTGAAGGCGCTGACCCTAACGAGATTCCTGATCAAGTTACATACGCAGGCGACATGACATTTGCTGCAAGAACTGTTAGATGGTTTGAAGAAGGTGACTTTTTAAACATAACAAACTCTAACAGTATACATGTAACTGATTTAAAACGCTTACCAGAGCCCAATTCAGTACTTACAATCAACCATCCTGGTGCAGCAGGCACATTACAGTATGGTATTAGTGTAATCTCTGACTACGGTGACGGTACTAATGCTGGTGATAAAGTTGTAACAGGTGTTCATACTGTAACTGGCATCGGAGCAGCTGATGCAAGCAGAGCACAAGGAACTTACACAGCAGTATCAGCCGACGGCGATTTAAAAGGTGCAACATTTACTGTTACAGTTGACGGCTCAGGTGCTGCAACAATTACTGTAGTTGCATGTGGTGAAGGATATACAGACGGTGATTCATTAACCATTCTTGATTCAGATCTAGGAGGCGGCGGCGCTGCTGACTTAGTGTTTACTGTAGATAAAGTATATGGTTCAGATGGAACTAGTGTAATACCAACTGGTAGATATTCTAACAAAATTTATAAACTACAAATTACAGGAACTCCAGAAGGTACAAACGGAGACTTCTTTAGCCAAGTACAAGAAGATATTGCAAACGGCTTAGTAGCAGAATATAGACATAGCGAAACACACAGATTTGATAATATTAGAAGTCAAAATAGACTTGTAACTCGTCCAAGTACTGCTATTAACTTTGACGAAAGTGATGAAATTACATATCGTTCTATTGCGTTTAGTGCATTTGACAGTGCAGGCGAAGGCTTAGCAGATGATCAAATTACTGTTACATTTGAAGTAGAATACGATCATGTAGAATTAGCTGTTGATTCAAACAACATTGGTGGCGGCAAAGGTGGAGCAGAAGGTGATTTAACGATTGCTGTTAATCCGGCTGCAGAAGGCTTTGTATTAGATGACAACGAAATTACTCGTTTACAAACAGATATCAACGGTAATCTTCCACCTGCAACACTTCAAAATTTAAATGCAAGTTCTTTAGTACAACGCAACATTAACTATGTACAAGAAGAGACACTAGCATTTGTTGACGCAAATACTCCTCCAGCAGGAATGGATAGAGACAAGTGCTTTAGAGATGTTGGTTATATTGTAAGTGCAATTGATCACGATATTCGTCATGGTGGTAATGCTAAGACTGTTGAAGCAGCATTATCATACTGGGATGGTGCAACAAGCCAAGTAGCAGGTCAAGAAACTGAAACTATTGCAGCAATTAATAAAGCGAAAGAAATTGTTACACTATTCATTTTAACGCAAACAGCATGGCCTACAATTAATACTAACGGAGCAACACAAGATCTAACAGGAGATGCAGCCGAAGGCGGTGCAGCTACACTAGTTGGTTCGTTAATGGACATTGTAACTGATGTTATTGCAAATGGTCCTAGTGCAGCACCAGATAAAAATGGTTATGAAGGCGGTATGCTATTCACCTGGGCAGGAAGAACACACCAGATTACTAGATTTACTCAAAGTCCAGCAGTTGAAAGATCAAATGCTGGTTTTGCAGAGATACTAGATATTTTAGAAAATGGTCAAGCAAGTACAGATCTAGCAGCAGATGATTTAGTGTTCCCAGCACCAACAGGTGGAGCAGCAGGACCAGTTAATGCTAAAGATCAATTGATTGCTAACAAAGCATTTTTACAAGCTGAAGTATTAGAGTTTATTAAAATTAATCACATAGATGTGTTCAACTCAATGAACAAAGGTTATTGTTCACGTGATGTTGGATATATTACAGATGCACTTTGCTATGACGTACTATACGGAGGCAATAGTGCTACAATAACAAACGCACGAGCATACTATGTAGGTACAACAGGACAATTAGGCACAGGTCAAGATGCAGCAACTATTGCAGCATATAACTACCTAGCAAATATTGCATCAGATGTTGTACAAGGTATTTCAGTAAGTGCATTACAAACTGCGGTAACTCAAGATACTACAGGTCCAGGATCAACTGCTACTGAAGGAACAGTAGTAGATGGATTAGTACAAATTATTGAAGATGTTATTACAGCTGGTGACTTAGATAATATTCCGGCAACAATACTTCCAAGTACTGCTTGGGTTGAATCTAAGTTTGAGACAGCTAGAGCTACATTACTTTCTCAAAGAGGTAACATTCAAAGTGCTACTATTGGATTCATCAATACTGAATTCCCAGAACTTGTATATGATGATGACAAATGTGAACGTGATGTTGGATTAATGGTTGATGCCGTTGCATATGATGTTGCAATAGGAACAAATTATAATTCAGTAACAGCAGGTCTTTCATACCAGAGAGGTAATGCGTATGTAGTTAGAAGTAACCAACAACGTCAGACTATTAGAGCTATTCAATTTGTTAAAGATCAAGCAGCTCAGGCTATTGCATCTACATCAACAGATCCTGCAACACTTACAATTTATGGAACACCAAGAACTGATCTTACAGATGGTGCTTCACAAGGTCTTGCAGCTGGATTCACTAATGATAAAATATTACGTGCAGGTCTTCCAGATCAACAAACAGCAGAAATTACAATTAGTATTTCACTATGTCGTGCAACTGGTCATGACTTTACACAAATTGGTACAGGATCGTTTAACGATTCAAACTATCCAAATGTTATTTTAGGTGATCCAGAAAATACACTTGCACCGTTCTATACAGATTCACCAAATGCTACAAGCGCACAAGTTTGGGAAAAACGTAAAGGGCGTGTGTTCTGGATGTCAACTGACCAATACGGCTTCTTCCGTGTAGGTAAGTTCTTTGAAGTTGACCAAGGTCAAGGTAGTATTAAATTCTCAGGTGAGATTGGTATTACAGGTGCTAATGCATTAGGCTTCAAAAAAGGTGTTACAATTGATGAGTTTTCAATTGATGACACAATGGCTGACGAATCAGATACTGCGGTACCAGTTGAAAAGGCGATTGTATCTTATGTAAACAAACGTTTAGGTAGAGATAAAAACGACAATGGCGTTTCTGGACAAATTGGTCCAGGCTTCCTTCCACTTAGTGGTACACCTGAAATGACAGGTGATCTACAGATGGGTGCAAACAAGATAACAAATGTTCAAAACCCACAAAGCGGATCAGATGCAGCAACTAAAGAGTATGTTGATACTAAAATTACTGAATTCGATAGTTTTGAATCTGTAAGAAACACAGAAACAAACAGAGTTGAAGGTGCAGATTTAGTTGTATTCACTGGATTAAGCAAAGTGTTTACTACTGTTCCTTCAGACAGTAGTGGTAGTGATACTTTTGAAGTTGGCGATAATATTGAAGATGTTTCAGGCAACAAGACTGCAACAGTCGTAGACGTATTTACAACAACTGATTTGATTATCGGTGAAAACGAACCCGGAAATAACATTGCAGTAATTACATATGAACTTACAAATGGAAGTGCTGACTTTAACCAAGCAGAGGATATACAAGGCACAACTACTAAGAGTACTGTTAGTGCAAACATTATCCGTGGACCGTTTGATGAAGTTGGTCATGCAAGAGAAGCTACTGGAAGTGTAATTAATGTTTCACTTACACGTACTCCAGGTGTGAGAGCTGATTCACTTACAGATCCAATTGCTGAAATTAATTTCCAAATTGAAAATGATTCAATTATTGATGCAGATATTAATTCAGCTGCAAGTATTGCACAGAGCAAATTGTTAATGGAGAGAGCAAAACCTCTAAACAACAGCGCAGGATTGTATGGAACGGGCGATGATGTTGGACAAGGATCAAGAGGTCTTGCAGTATTTGACTCTGATCAGTTTGCACACGAAGTACAACTTACTTTAACTAATCCGTTAACTGCTAATGCAGGCGATGTACTTTATCAAAATACAAATAAAGGTACTGTTGTTAATACTATTGTAAACAACACACTGGTTGTTATTAGAACATCTGATAACTTTGTTGTTGATTCTACAGAGATTGGCATAGCAGAAATTATTGGCGGTGTTGAACGTGTTGCACAAACACAGACAGGTGTTACAATTTCAGATGTTGATGCAAGTGGATACATTGCAATTAAAGATAGAGCAATAACACTAGATAAGATTGAAACTGTTCCAACAGATCATGTATTAGGACGCTCAACAGACGGTACAGGTATTGTAGAAGAAGTTTCATTTGAAACTGTAGTTGACCAAGGCTTTGGATTATTAGATGCAGACTTTGAAGATGCAGAAATAACAGAACTTACCGGTACTATACTAACATTTGCAAGTCCTATAAGTGTAGCAAACGGCGAAACAATAAGCCAAGCTGCAACAGGCGCAAGTGGTACTGTACAAGGAAGAATTGAGAGTGAAGATAGTGTAAGACTTGTAAACATTACAGGAACTTTCAATGCATCAGCAGTAATAGCAAGTTTAAGTGGATCACTAGGTGCTCCGGTAGCAGTTTCCGCAGGTAACAACTTAGTTGGTGCGGCTCTAATTAAACAAGCTGAAGGCGTATATGGTACTACAGCAGTAAGTATTGGTTCTGCTAACAATAGTATGGCTAGAAGAACAAGTAACGGTAGTTTACAAGCAACTAGTTACATTATTGGCGGTACTTCAACTAACGTAGTTCTTGCAGAAGCAGGTGGTACAATAACAATGACTACACCAGCTGGCGGGAAAATTCTTGAATCAAACGGCGGTAATGCTTCTAGTGCTCCAAGAGTTGATATGCCAGGCGCAGTTAATATTGGTGCTGCTGGTGCAACAGATGAAGGTAATGCACAAGGGAACGTATCTGCACTAACAGGTGATGGATATGTTGCTGCTCCTTGGACATACACAAACTTTATCGAAGCATTAGACACTAAAGAAACTAACAATACCACAGGTTTCTCCCTAGGTGCTCCAAGTGCTTATACTAGTTCAGCATTAGGTACTATTGTTGCAGTAAGTAACAATACTGAAGCATTAACAATTAATAATGCCGTAGTTAATTCTAAAGTTAGCTTTACTGTAGCACAATCAAAATTTACTGTAGATGCTACAACTGGTAATTCAACAGTAGCTGGTGACTTATCAGTAGGTGGTACACTTGCTACACAAGGTGGTGGTTTACAAGTTGATGCATTAGGTAATACAACTATTGCAGGAACATTAAATGTAACACAAGCAACTTCACTAAATGGCAATGTCAATTTAGGTAATGCCGCAGCAGATGCTATTAGTGTTAACGGTGTAGTTGATACTAACATTGTTCCAACAGGAACAAGAAACCTTGGTAGTGCTGCAAGTCCATGGAGCACAGTATATGGTACAACATTCTCAGGTACTGCAACTACTGCAAAATACGCTGACTTAGCAGAAAACTACTTAGGTGATGCACCATACGATCCAGGTACAGTAGTTGTACTAGGTGGCGAAGCTGAAGTTACACTAACAAGTGCAAAAGGCGATCGTCGAGTAGCAGGAATTGTTTCAACAGAACCTGCACACTTGATGAATAGTGCGTTAGAAGGTGAACATGTTATTGCAGTAGCACTAACAGGTCGCGTTCCATGTAAAGTACTAGGTAGAGTAAACAAAGGTGACATACTTGTTACTAGTGCAATTCCAGGTTATGCATGTGTAGATAACAACCCTGCATACGGAACTATTATTGGTAAAGCAGTTGAAGCTAAAACTGATGATAGCAAAGGAATTATTGAAGTATTAGTTGGTAAGTAAGAAACACGATAAATATATAAAACAGGAACATAGATAATGGCAAACAGATTTCCACTAGTATTTGACGCAGCTGGCGACAAGCAAATTAAAGAACTACCAACAGGTGATAATTTAAACTTGTTAGGAAGTAGTATTGTTGACGTTGTTAATGTTAACGCATCCGGAACAATAGTTGCAGATACACTAACAGTTAATAACATAAACGCTAGTGGAGGATCTATTGCAGCGGTTGCAATTAGTAATGACTATAACGACTTAGATAATAAGCCCATTTTGTTTAGTGGAGATTATAATGATCTAACTAACAAGCCATCGAACATATCAAGTGATTGGGCAGATATTACTAATAAACCTATTATTCCTACTAGACTAAGTCAGCTAGTAAACGACACTGACTTTGCTAGTGAAAACGATTTTGTTGTAAATGTATCAAATATTGCAGGTTTAGCAGATGTTGCAACTAGTGCTTCATTTACTGACTTAGTTGATGTTCCAGATTTTGTAACACAAGCAGAAATTGTAGACGGCACACTTACTATTGATGTAAACAATACAGGTGATTTAAACGGACGCTTGATTGCAGATGATGGCGATCGTGTTGTATATGATAATGTAACTGATAGATTTAATAGTCCTAAGATTGATGGCGAAATACAGTGGCTCGGACAAGGCAACGATGCTCTTACAAAAATCTTCGCAGAAGACAGTCGCGTAATAATAAACAGTGCATCAACTAGAAGTTTAATGTTGCAAAATTATCAACAGTATTCCGGAGAATTTCAAAACAGAGGCATAACACTAAAATGTCATGTAGATGAAGAAATCTTTGGCACTACTATGCAATTACAAATTGGAGATGCCAGCGGTGCAGCAGATAGGGCTGTAAAAGTAATGGGCGAGTTTTACACAGATGGCTTCGGTGATTTTCAAATAACTGACATTACTTTAGGCGGAATATATGACTTTCCAGAAATTCTAGCACCTATACAGCCAACAGGCAAAGGACAAATATGGAGATTAAAAGGCGGCTACTTTGAAACGCTCGATACAGACAATCTAATTGTTAATAACGACCTTGAACTAAAAGGTCACATTACATCAGATGATAGTACAATACTAATTGATACAGAACAGGGCAAATTCTTTGGCGTTGTTGAAGGTGACCTAAACGGTAGCGTATTTGCAGATGACTCTAGTGTAATGGTTGACGCTATTAATAACAAAGTAATTGCTACAACACTTGTAGGTAACTTAGATAAAAAAGGCAGTGCGTTAGGTATTAGCAGTAATAGCGGAATAAACTTGCAACCAGGTGGCTTCCTAAGTATACCAAATGCAACTACAATATCAGCAGCCGCATCAAGCACTATTGAAGTATTAGCAACAGGAAATCTAACACTTTCTTCTAACACAGGAAAAGTAAAAATTACAAGCACAGTACCAACTACGTCTATTGGTATAAGTGGCGATCAAGAGGGCATGGTTGCATTTGATGCAACATACATGTACTATTGCACAACAGACTATGACGGTGTTGCAAACGTTTGGAAACGAGTAGCATGGTCAGCAGATACATGGTAACGGAGATATAAATGGCAATACAATATATTAATACGGGTACAATCGCAAACGACGGAACTGGTGATGATCTCCGCGAATCATTTACTAAGATCAATAATAACTTTGAAGAATTAGATCTAAGAATTGTTGAAGAATTTAATGTTGAAAATTTAGGAAGTTTAGGCGATGGTATCTACGGAGGTAAAGTAGACGGTATACACGGCTTTAAAAGAATAATCGGCGGAAGTAACATTACGCTATCTTCAACAGCAAATGGCATTACAATTAACGGTGCAGATAGTTTAGATCAATTAGTAGTATTATCGGATAGCGGATCTCTTACAGTAGCAAGAGGGCAGACACTTACTGTTAGAGGCGGAGAAGGAACTAACACAAGAGTAGATGGACAGACAGTTTATGTAGATCTAGATAGCACAGGTGTTGTTGCCCATGATACTGCTCCACAATTAACTGCTACTTTAAATGCAGATAACAACAACATAATAGGTGTTAATACACTCCAAGCAAACACTATCCAAGGTCAAGGCGGCATTGCTGCAAATATCGAAGGTTTAATATACGGATACGATATTAGAGAATTTGGAGATTATTTAACAGGTTTTGATTTTGGCGGATTTAGAGAAACATATGCTAATGCAATAGAGTTCATTATGCAAAATGTAGACATGGACTTTGCAACTATCGACCCGGATGTAGGCAATACTGTTGATCTAGGATTTATAACTTAGATCCGATAAATATGCTATATAGGATGAAAATATGGCAGAACTTTGGACAGCAAAATCAGATACAATACTAGCAGACCTTGAAGAAAATATAACTACACAGGTTGCATTACCTGTTCTTTCACGTGCAACTGTTTCACTAATAAGTGGGAAGTTACCACCTGGCATGCGTTTGCAAGATAATAAGATTGCTGGAACACCATACGAGGTAGCTCGTAAACTAGAATATAGATTTGTATTACGTGCGTCACTTGATAATGCCGTAAGAGATAGAACATTTAAAATGACAGTGTCTGGTCCAGACGCACCTAATTGGGTTACGGATCCAGGATTGTTGCCAGTTGGTAATAATGATACACTGTATATACTAGATAGCAGTCCGATAGAATTCCAACTACAAGCAACAGATGATGATCTTATCGCAGGCGATGAATTAGAATTTTTTATTGCAGAAGGTGATGGAGAATTACCTCCAGGAACAGAATTAACCAGTGACGGAAGAATAATAGGAATCGTAGATCCACTTTTAGCCATCGAAAAAGGACTACAGTATAGTGACGGAACTTACGATACTGTTCCTTATGATTTAATTAGCGGAGGTTATGATTTTGGTCTTCGAAGCACCAACGGCTTCGATAGCTTCTTTTATGACACTGCTACATGGGACTTTAGTTTTTCAGAACGCCCGCCAAAAAAATTAAATAGATTTTATCAATTTACAGTTAGTGTTACAGACGGAGACACTGTTGCAAGAAGAACATTTAGAATCTTTGTTGTAGGTGATGACTTCTTCCGTGTAGATAACACTGTACTACAAGTAGGTACAGGAACATTTACAGCTGATAACACAAACTTGCGTACTCCTATTTGGATTACTCCAGGTGACTTAGGTATTAAACGTGCTAATAACTATGTTACAATTCCTCTAGATGTTATTGATACAAACAGTCAAGTAGGTTTTGTTAGTTATAGTTTAGAATCTTTAAATGATGATAATACAGCAAGTATACTTCCTCCAGGTCTAGTACTAGATACATCAAATGGTGAAATAGCAGGCCGTGTTCCTTATCAAGCAGAAGTTACTAAATGGTATAAATTTACAATTAAAGCAACACGCTTTACTCCAGACCAAGTTGATGAAAATGTAAGTGCTTCTAAAACATTTAAATTGCGTTTACTTGGAGAAATTGATAGTAAAACAACTTGGATCACAGACGGAGATTTAGGAACTATCAATACTAATATTATTAGTGTATTACGTGTAGAAGCTACAACAAGTGTGCCTAACAGCAGAGTACTTTATAGTTTAGCAAGTGGGCGTTTGCCACCAGGATTGCAATTATCTTTTGATGGTGAAATAGTTGGTAAAGTTAATGCGTTTGGACAAAATGTTTACCGTAGTATTTGGAGAGGTAGTAGAAACTATAAATCAGGTGATGTTATAAAATATAACGGACAGTTATACACTACTGCAAGTGATCACCTAAGTACAAGTTCTAATATATTTGATAATGATAGTGGACTATGGGTTGAGTTTGACTATGATAAATTTGGCCTAGTAGTTTTTGACAACGATACACTATTGTTAGATGGAGGAACTACTACACTAGACAGAGAATATAAATTTGTAGTAAACGCAGAAGATCAATTCAAATATAGTATCGAACAAAGAGAATTTACTATTAAAGTAAACGATCCAGATACAGTAAAATATAATAACTTATTCCTAAAACCTTTCCTAAAACAAGAAATTAGAAAAGAGTATGCTGATTTTGTTTCAGACCCGGAAATTTTTATTCCTGAATATATTTACAGGCCACAAGATCCAAACTTTGGTGTCCAACGTGAAATTAAGATGTTAGCATATGCTGGCATTGAATCAGTTGATGTTGAAAAATTTGTAGCAGCAACTTCAAAAAATCACAAACGTAAACAATACAGAGTTGGAGATTTAAAAACTGCTACTGCAAATGTTCCAGGAACGAATGACAATGTATACGAAGTAATATATTTAGAAGTTAATGATCCTAATGATACAGAAATAGGAAGAACTAAAAAAGTATTTAATATAGAAACTGGAAATAAAATTACAGCTGATATTGCAAGTACATCTGTAGACAACTATTACTACGAGTACGATGTTCCACCACAATTTATAATACAAACTAGAAATAGAAATTACACAGTAACATTTGGTAACGAGTTTAACATCTTTACTCGCGATGATGGAACTCAAGGAATTAGATGGACCGAAGGGTTCAATGTAGATCAAAGAACAGAATCAAACATAATAAAAATTCTACAAGGGTTAGGTCCTGTATACACTAGAAGACCTCAAAACGAAAACACAGTTAAAACAGACAATACCCAAATAGATGCATCGCAAAGTTTAGATAACAAACGATATATAAGTAATCTAAATAACATGCGTGATCACATAAGAGAGTTAGGAACAACTAATAGAGAATTTGTTCCTTTATGGATGAGGTCTTCACAGGCAGGTAGTGTCAACGAATTAGGTTATACACCTGCAATAGTGTTGTGTTACTGTAAACCGGGAACTAGTCAAATCATTCTAAGTGCTATTAAAGCAAGTGGTTTTGATTTTAGCAAGTTTAATTTAGATTTTGATAGATATTTAATGGATAGTACCAAAGAATCTAGTAATTCTAAATACCTGTTGTTCGCAAATTACAGATACAATGTATAAGTACGATAAATAATTTTAGGAGATATTATAATGGCCGAGAGTACAGTAACTTTTACAAATATAGACGAAGAATATCCAGTCGCAGGACAGGATAATGACACCCAAGGTTTTAGAGATAACTTTAGGGAAATTAAAACATCATTACAAGCAGCAAATACTGAACTAGCACAACTGCTAACAAATGCAGCTCGTTTAGATGGATCAAATGACTTTAATGGTAATGATATTACCAATGCATCAACTAGAGCAGTTTCAGAACTAGTTTATAATACAGGAAATATCAATCAAGATACAACTCTTGAATGGACAGATGGGCTGTATCAAAACGTTACGGTTACTGACGATGTTACATTAATTTTAGGCGGATGGGACGAAACAGGTCATATGTCTAAAATAACAATGGCAATTAGAAGCGACACAGTTGGTCGACAAATTACATGGGAAGCAGCTAACGGTGGTGCTATTCGTGTAAGTAGTATTACATGGCCTGTAGACGGCAACGGTAATAAAGTGACAGTAACAGAAACATTTGGCACAGATCCATTAATGATCGATGCTTGGACTACTGACGGTGGTCAAACTGTACACTTAGATTACAGAGGAACATTTGAAGTACTAGCATAATGTTTAATCCTTTAGTAGATAGTTTTAGTGTTTTAACAGATTCTGAGGTTGAAGATAAGATCTCAGAATTAGGCCGTAAATATTTTCAATCTCGCAACCCTCAAGTCCAAGCACAAATCGCTACTATATTAGAAATGTATAAAGAAGAGGCTCGTGCAAGACGAGCTTCTGCTTTATTAAAACAATCTGAACAAAATGGCGATAATGGACTTGACAATCTGATCAATATCAGTTAAAATACATGTATGCTTATGAAAACTGACGAACTAGGTATTCCACGATTCTCTAACCGCGATCTTATCGATATGATTTATAGTGGTCATGCGGATAAGATGCATGTTGTACTATGTGATCCAAGTGATGACATAGACCGTTTTAATGCGGCTATGGAAGAACAAGGCTTTAACAAGCTACAGAAGTATATCCCATTAGATGTAGATCAAAAGACTTTTGACGGTGTATGCCAAAGTGAATGGTTTATGCCTGATGAATACAAAGACATTAATGTATATGAATATGTCCTAGGCAAAGCAAAAACACCTTGTCCGCAACATGTACAAGATCGCATATGGGAAGAATTAGATGCTTTCAAAGAACGTGATATGCACAACTTATTACGTTACATGATTTATCTCGTAGACTTTATGCGTGAGAATAACATTGTGTGGGGTGTAGGACGTGGATCAAGTGTAGCAAGTTATGTGCTGTATTTGATAGGTGTACATCGTATTAATTCAATCCAGTTTGACCTGGATTGGAGAGAGTTCTTGAGATAAGTAAGCATATAACTATATTTAGGAGGTACTACTATGGTACAAAAAGCAAAAGGTCAAAAAGTATATAAAACTATGCAGGGTAAGCAAATTGACATGGATCTTCTTAGAAAGAGAAATGAAATGACACCTGCTGTAGGTAATGCTAAAATTAATGCACGTGGTGACGAATTAGGTCCTGGTGGTAAAGTTATTAGAAGTCGTGAAGATGTTTTAAAAGAGTATTATGAAAATGCCAATCCAAATACACCTGATCAGCATCCTGTAAGAAGAAAAGAGTTTGAACCGCCAGTAGAAGCGGTAGAAGAAGACGATTGGATTGAGGATGACGAAGGCAACTTTGTAAAAAAGGGTGAATGATTAATGGCTATTAACATTAATTCTATTAAAACAAAAAATGTTCGTGCAATCGGTAATCGTGTATTAGTCACAGAAATGGATTTTGGAGAACAGAAAA